TTTCACTTAATGTTGATAGTAATTGAATTGATGTGCCATCTTTTGGATGTTGTTCAATTGTAAATATATTTTCTAATTCCTTAATGTATAACCATATTAAATCAAAGTGTTGTGCTATCATGTTAACAAATAACATAAAGCTATCATTCTCTTGATCTATCTTAATAAATTCTGGCACATATGTAACCAAGCTATCAATATTATCATCGTCATAATAAGAAGCTGAAGTAAACAAATTATCATAATATGCAATACCTTCTGAGGATGTTACACTATATAGGTTAATACTATTAATTGATGCTGATACTGTTAAATCAACATTTTCACCTGTTGGCAATGAATGTACATTATTCCATGTTTCTAGTTTTGATTCCCATGTTCTTTTTGCATCAGGTGAATATTTAGGCCATGTATCATATAATCCAGTTTCATGTGTATATAAAGATCCACTTACATCATAATATAAATGCTTTTCAAAATCATCAAATGATGATAATATTTCATCCCTATTATTATATGTTTCAAGTATGTTAGTAGGAACTATAGAACCTGATATATTAGTTAAACTATAAATCTCTGCTTCATACTGTTCTAATTGTTGTAATTTATACTTAAAATTGATAACACGTTCTTTAGCTGAACTAAAATGTACAAAGTTTTCAAAGTCATTATATTGAATATTTAAATTAACACCATTGACTTGTTGCAATAATATTTCATTCAATACACTTAGTTTAGTTCCTAATAATGTATTCCAATTTTTTAAATCAGTAGCAATACTAATGTTTTCATTTACATTAATATCATAATTAGGTGATAGTGTTCTTGTTTCTTCACCTATTATTATTTCATCTAATAGTAATACTTTATCACTATAAGGATATACAACTTCATATGATAACCAACATTCAGAATTTAATTCTACATCATTTGATAAATCAACATATGTCTTAATAAAAATAGTACGATGATCAATGATTTCTATGTTTATTATTTGGTATATCAAATCATTACCAAAATTCAATACAAGATCTTTTAAATCATTATCAATAAATTCTTGTAATATAGTATAATCAATATTAGTAGTTGATTTTAATTCTATCTCATTACCAATAATCTTATTAACATATAATTTATTTGTTAAATATGAACCTACTATATCTCTTAAGAAATTAACTTTTATTTTAAAGTCTCCACGTGTTACTTGTAATTCATTGAATATAGATTTTAAATCAAGATTAATTGAATCTAGCCCTGTAATTTTTTCTTGTTTCCAAAATAATTTTAGTAAGTTATTATTAGATATAATCCTAGTATCATCTAAATTGTATAGATGCAATTCAACTACATCATTATCCTTTAATCCAAAGTCAGTATTATATACAATTGAATTGAATAGATTGTAGTCCTTATTTTTATATCTTGTGTTGTTTACCATATTGGCTCTAACAAAAATTTATATTGTGAATTTTTCTTTCTTACTTTATCTAAATTAGGTAATTTCATGTTTTTAATTTCCTTAATAGTTGATTCGTCATATGACTTACTTAATTTAAATGTATTTGTATTATTTAGACGTAACCATAGTAATAATTTATCAGGTGACACTTTATTTGCATTTTTGCCATAATTACCTATTTCATTTTTAAGTTTCAATGCAATATATAATTCCCTATGAGTAAAGTGGTATGGATCATCTATAACAAATAAATCTCCATTTTTATCACTTATTGCCCTTACTTGTTTCTTCATCCTTGAAATTGATTTGGGATTTTTATACACACCAAATTTATCATCATAATCAAATAAATGCTCTTCTGCTAATAATATTTCTATTAAGCTTATCATATACTATTTAAAATGTATTCGTTTTCCCTCCTATATCAGAATTTAAATATTTTACTTCAAAAATACTAGGATCTTTAGCTGGATAAATAACACCATCTTTTGTTGCATGTCCTATATCATATATATTGCCAGAATATCCATCATCCTTATTATATAGATTAAAGAAGTTAATATTTGATACTGATTGTACACCTTCAACTGAATTTATCTCTCTATAAATATTTGAGATAATAATAGGTTGATTAACTTGCCATTTATCAATATTGAAATAATCTTTCAATTTCTTAATGCAATTCAACAATACCTCATTTGCATTGTAATTCCTGTAAGTGATAATTTCAAAATCAAGACCTATATTAATGATGTATGCATTTTTAATAACTACAGTATCAGTTAACATACGATATTCACCTAAATATGTTTTTAAGTTTTCCTTTGTTGCAATATTTAGATTAACAAGTTTCTTATTATTATCATATCCTAGTACATATAGATTTAATGTAAATGTATCACCAATATCTGTTTGATTCCTTATAGTGTAATCTTTATCAATGTATGCTTTAGATATAGAACCATATTGAGGAGGTAACGAATAACATCTAATAATATAATCATCTTTAGTAACTGTCCTATTTTGGGATGTAAAATTAGCAATTGAATTATTCCTTATTTCATCTATTGTTTCCGTATCCTTTGCACCTGTTGCTGATGCAATGTTAATACATGCAACAGAATCTTTAACAGTATTTAATGTATCAGTATCAAGTGTTTCATTATAATCATTAAACAGAATAGTATTAACTTGATTCAAAGTATTAGCAGGAATATTATCACTTATACCATTACCTGTTAAGTAACGTATTGTTAATGTTGTATTAGATGGAGCAATGCCATATGTTTTAGTATATAAGAAGTTACTAGGATCAATTGAATAATCAATCTTAGAATTAATAACACTCAATGAATTACCAATGTTATTAGGATTAGGAATTATTTCTTCATCATATTCTGATGATATACCAGAACCAAATTGAATTTCTAACTTATTATCTTTATTGTATTTAGTAATGAATTTCCTTGATGTCTTTAATGTTTTCAACAAATATGGTGTTTCACTATAATATTGAAATGTATCAGGATCATTAATTTGTAGATTTGGCACTGATTCAAATATGGTTGTTTGTGCTAAATAAGGTACTTCATACCATTTATTACCATTTGAATCATATATGTCTAAGATTGATATTATGTTTGTATTATCAAGTATAATCTTATCATATGGTTTAGGATCAACAAAATCAAAAGTAGTTGAATTAATTTTACCTGATGTTGCTTTTATTTTCTTATTTAATAAGTAATATAATGGTTCACCTGTTCCATCAGATGAATATATTGTTACACTTGTTGGATCATATGAAGATGAAAAATTAAAATCAATTAAATTTTCTGTTCTAAATTCTACATCAGTATAAGTATCACTACTTATGACCATATTCTCTTGTATCTTCAATGCATAATTCCAATCAGGTTTATTATCATTGCCACTACCTATTGCAGGTATTAATTGATAAACATCCATTTCAACACTAGCAGGAATTTTATTTTTTGGCTTATAACCTAAGAAATATGATAATGGTAAAATATTCTTTCTTTCCTCTGCATATTGAATAAAATGTTCTTTAAATTGTGCATCCATTTGAAAAGTTAAGATATCACCCACATAGGCAGCCATTTCAATAAACAACATTCCAGGATCAGATTCATTAAAATCATTATATACATTTGGAAAGTATGTCTTAGCAAAGTTAATTAGATTTGTTCTATATGAAGAAAAATCCTTGTTTAAATATTTTATATCCCTTGGTGTAGTTTCAGCCATTACATATTTTTACTTTGTTTATTAAACTTCAAAAATTTATATCCTACTACTTCTGCTACTTTAGCAATATAACCTTTCCATAAATCATCATTAGTATCATATTGAAAGAAACTAGAACCCTTAACAACTGAATAATTATACTCAGGATAATCTTCAAGGGTTTTAAAGTCTATATCATTAACAACATGATTTAATATTTTATATCCAACTAATTGTGTTAAGTGTTGAACAGTATTGTCATATTCTTTTTTAGTTTTATACATTCTAATAGGACCATCATCTACATCACTATTTGCAGATGTATTACCTGCACCAGAAGTTACTTCATTGATTATTTTTTTAAGATCAATTGACTCAAAAAATCTATTTAATATTTTGTTTGATACTTTCATAAATATAATTATTTAGATTTAAAATTAATCTTAAATACTGCTCCAATATTATGAGTTTGATTTATAATGTCATATCCATATAAATACACATGATCTTTTTTAACTTGTATTGCAACCATAGGACCTATTCCTAAGTTTTCACCGGGTGTTATTGTTGTAAATCCACCTACTAAGAATTTTCTTTTTAATGTGTTGATATTTGTAGTATTAGTAATTATAGATTTTTCTCTCATATTCTTTATTAAGATATTCTCATAAATTATCTTATTTTGAGTAATTGTATCTTGAATGATAACACTACATTCATTTTGGATAATAGTATCAGACCTATAATACATAGTAAAAAATCGTTTAAATATTTCAAGTGAATCAACTATACCTCCTGTATCTTTAAATATTGTATCTGTTATCTTATTAATAATATTTATATCAGGTACTCCAATAATAGTTAAGTTAGGAGGACCAATTCCTGCAACAATTTCATATATGGTATCTCCTGGAATTGTTATTGTTTCAGTAATCGTTTCTGTTTTTACATCATTTCTATCAAAGAAGTAAAGATATCCAGATAGTAACAATAATACTGCTATGATTATTTCTTTAAATCCAATTGTGTATGTTTTCATATTACGAGTATTAAATCTTTTTCTGTTGTTATATAAATTCCATCTTCTGTTATAATTCCTGTATTTGTAGGTGGCACAGGTGCAGGTGTTATATTATCGGTATCATTACTACCAATTGATATAATTGAATCATTAGCCCCAACACCATAACTATCGAATGTTTGATCATATATTACTTTTTCATTATCTTTTATAGATATAAATGTTATTTCTTTATTTATCCATGATTTGAATCCTTTATATGTAATATCTAATATATCTACATTTCTATTATTCTCATCTTTATATCCTTTTGCTATAATAATGTCATTTCTTATCAAATCATACATATTTCCAAGAAAACGCCAATCAATTGAAAATGTGGTATAAAAGAAAAGGAATTTTTCATTTTCATTCAATTCCATGTATGACGAGTTATCAGTTTCTATAAACTCAGATGTGTTTCTTCTTTTGATGAAATATCTAACATAATAACCTTTTTCTTTATCATCGTCAGTTGGAATATAATGTTTATTTAAAAATAAATTGATATTAATTGGTGTATCAATACGAAATTTACCTTCTGTTAAATCAGTATATTTAAATTCAGCTTTAGTACTATCATATTCAATTGGTTTTAATGGAAATGATTTATCCTTAACATATACTGCTTCAGAATAAATAGCACCATTGATATATGTATGATATGAACCAATGTATTCAATATTGTCTTTAGTTGCATATTCACTACCAGAAGTATAAAGTCCTGTTATGATTTGACTTTTTGGATAATATATTTTCTCTCGTAATTTCATACATTTTTTTTTTCTGTATAATTATAATTATAAATTAAACAAATAATCAATAAATTATGACAAAAAGAGAATTAAAAGCAATTATTAACGAAGTTATGGTAACAGAAGCAAGAAATTATAAAACTACCATTATTGATCAACTTTCATTCATTGCTAATGGTGAAGTTGAAGATATGAAATTAGACAACGGAACAAAGGTATCTTCGAAATTATCAAATGAAATAGTAGATTTTTATTTTAAGGTAATAAGAAGTAGCAAGAGCAAGGATTGGCCATGGTT